ATCATTTGATAAGAATGACCATTCAAAATGGGTAAAACAAAATATGAAACCATTTGAAGTATTGTTCTTTGATGTTGGTGCTGAAATATTAAAAAACATTAGTGGTTACTTAGCTGCATCACCAGATAAAGCTGTACAGAAAATAAGAAAAGATGTAATTGCGGCAATAAAAACAGTTAAACGTGGTGGAGATATAAAAAAGATACAAACATTAAAGTTACAATTAGATAAATTAGAAAAGATTGGTGGATTATCATCCATAGTTCCATCAGAAGGAATTGTATTTAAATACAAGGGTAAAACATATAAGTTTACTGGTGCTTTTGCCCCAGTCAATCAAATTTTAGGGTTATTAAATTTTTAAAAGGAGTTATAATGGCAAGAAGTAGAGAAAGTGTAAGAGAGAATAAAGCAATGCAATCTATCTTACGAGGTGAAACACCAGAGAAAAGAATTATGGTAGGTTACCAAGGTGATAAAAAAGTAACCAAACACGGTGATAAAATATCAGAGTTATCTGAAATAATGCAAGAAGCTAGGATGCCGTGGTTTTGTTCGTCTTGTAAGAAGACAATGAAGAAACGTTTAGATAACAAGATGTGGTTATTGTATAATCATTGTTTTGATTGTCAAATTAAANTTGAAAATGAAATGAGAATAGAAGGTACGTTTAACGAATGGGCTCAACAAAAAGTAATTGCTAATAAATTATCGTGGATAAAAGACCAAAAAGATAAGTTAATTGAGTTTAAAGAACAAGACGAACCTACATTTTATAATCAAGTAGCTGCAGATGGTGAAACACTCGATAAAGAAAAGTGGAGTGTAAACATACAAAAATTAAAAGAACAGGCAGATGAAGCATTAAATCATCTACAAAAAATAGAAGATTCTTTAACTTAGAATATTTATATATATAAAAGTATTTATTATTTAGGAGAAAATAAATGGCAACAATAACCAACGAAGGTGGACCGTACGGAGCTAGTGGTGACGCTAGTAGTGGTTCATTTGGTACCGCAATAGCAACTGGTAACCACGGTAGAACTAACCTTGGAAAGCATTACCCAGCACCAATTAAAGATGACGCCAAATTTGGTGAAATCAAAACAATTAGTGATGGTAAAATTAATCACTTAACTGGTTCTTTAGCTGGTTCAAGTGGATTTATAGTCCAAACAGCCGGTGAGATGGTAATTTCACCAACTAAAGGTGATGCAATACGAGCAGATGTTGTTACAGCTAAGACATTATATGAAATCGGTGTACGACAGCTTAGTGGTAGTGGGACAGTTCACATAATTTATTAATATGGAACGCAATTCCAAAGGACAATTAAAAGACGTAATTAAAAAAGAATATGTAAAGTGTGCTTCAGACCCTATATATTTTTTGAAAAAGTATTGTTTAATACAACATCCAATAAAAGGTAAGATACCTTTTAATTTGTATGATTTTCAAGAAAAAACAGTTGAAGACTTTGTAAATCATAGACTTAATGTAATCTTAAAAGCTCGTCAGTTAGGTATTAGTACTTTAACTGCTGGGTATTCTTTATGGATGATGACATTTCATCTTGATAAGAACATCTTAGTCATTGCTACAAAACAAGAAGTAGCAAAGAATTTAGTAACAAAAGTTCGTGTGATGCATGCAAACTTACCAAGTTGGTTAAAACAACCTTGTGTTGAAGATAATAAATTAAGTTTAAGATACAAAAATGGTTCTCAAATAAAGGCTGTATCAAGTGGTGAAGACTCAGGTCGTTCAGAAGCGTTATCTTTATTGATACTTGATGAAGCAGCGTTTATTGATAGAATAGACACAATATGGGCTGCAGCATCTCAGACGTTATCAACTGGAGGTCAATGTATAGCATTATCTACACCAAATGGTGTTGGTAATTGGTTTCATAGAACTTGGATGGATGCTGAAGATGGAGTAAATGATTTTAATTTTATTAAACTTCATTGGGATGTACACCCTGATAGAGGACAAGAGTGGAGAGATGAACAAGATGGGTTATTAGGACCATCTCTTGCAGCTCAAGAATGTGATTGTGATTTTATTACATCTGGTCAAAGTGTAATTGATGGTGTAATTTTAGAAGAGTATAGAACTACTCAAGTTAAAGAACCAATAGAAAAACGTGGTATTGATTCAAATATTTGGATATGGAAACCACCTAATTACACAAAAGATTATATAGTATGTGCTGACGTTAGTAGAGGTGACTCAACAGACTATTCAGCGTTTCACGTTATTGATATTGAGAATGTAGAACAAGTAGCTGAATATAAAGGTAGAATATCTACAAGAGACTACGGTAATATGTTAGTCAATATTGCAACTGAGTACAACAACGCATTATTAGTTGTTGAGAACAATAATATAGGTTGGGCAACAATACAACAGGTAATTGACAGAGAATATGATAATTTATTTTATATGTCAAAAGATTTACAATATGTGGATACACATAAACAAATTAATAATAAAATTAATAGAGATGAAAAACAAGTAATACCAGGATTTACATTGACACAAAAAACAAGACCACTGGTAATTGCCAAATTAGAAGAATTTCTTAGAGAAAAATTATCTATAGTGCATTCTCAGCGATTAATAGATGAATTGTTTGTATTTATATACAATGGGAATAGGGCAGAGGCGATGAGAGGCTATAATGATGACTTAGTAATGTCTTATGCTATGGGATTATGGATACGAGAGACAGCTCTTAGATTACGAGCTGAAGGTATAGAATTACAGAAAAAAACAATAAGTAGTATAACATCAAATCAAGGTGCATATACAACTGGAAACAACCAAAATGAATCTTGGACTATGGACATAGGTAAAAAACAAGAATCATTAGAGTGGTTAATTAACTAAAGAGGTAAAAATGGCTGACAAATCATTATTCGGTAGACTACAAAGATTATTTTCTACTAACGTTATCGTAAGAAACGTAGGTGGAAAAAAATTAAAAGTGGCTGACACTAGCCGTACACAGTCTATCCCACATAACAATCTTATTGATAGATATCAAAAATTATTTACTAATTCGGGTCTCAGTGGATATTCAGATACAATGTTAACAAAAACAATGAGATTGAATTTATTCAAAGACTATGAAAGTATGGATAATGACCCTATAGTATCATCAGCTCTTGACATTTACGCTGACGAATCTACGATGAAATCAGAGTATGGTGAAGTTTTAACTATAAAAACTGATAACGACCAAATTAAACAAATATTACATAACTTATATTATGATATCGTTAATATAGAATTTAATTTATGGCCATGGATTCGTAATATGTGTAAATATGGTGATTTCTTTTTAAAGCTAGATATAAATGAAAAATATGGTATTACAAACGTTATACCTATGTCTGTGTATGATGTTTCAAGAATGGAAGGTTTAGACCCTGAAAATCCAGAGTATGTAAAGTTTTTAGTAGAATCTTCAACAAATGAACATAGATATAAATCAGAAACATCTGCTACAAGAGAAGAGTTAGAAAACTATGAAGTAGCTCATTTTAGATTACTTTCAGATTCTAATTATCTTCCGTACGGTAAATCACAAGTTGAAGGTGGTCGTAAAATTTGGAAACAATTAACTCTTATGGAAGATGCAATGTTAATCCATAGAATTATGAGAGCACCTGAAAAGAGAGTTTTCAAAATTGATATTGGAAATATTCCTCCAGCTGAAGTTGACAATTACATGCAACAAATTGTAAATAAAATGAAAAAGGCTCCAGTTATAGAAGAAGGTACAGGAGATTATAATTTAAAATACAATATGCAAAACATTACAGAAGATTTCTTTATGCCAGTTCGAGGTAGTGATAGTGGCACGAGTATTGACTCACTTCCAGGTTTAACTTATGAAGCTACAGAAGATATTGAATATTTAAAAAATAAATTACTAGCTTCATTGAGAATACCTAAAGCATTTCTTGGATATGATGAGGCTGCTGGAAGTAAAGCAACATTAGCAGCAGAAGATGTTAGATTCGCTAGAACAATTGAACGTATACAACGAATTACACTATCAGAGTTAACTAAGATTGGTATTGTTCACTTATACGCACAAGGATATACAGATGCAGATTTAGTTAATTTTGAATTAGATTTAACAAACCCATCTACAATATATGAACAAGAAAAGATTGAGTTATGGGGAAATAAAACAACTTTAGCAAAAGATATGATAGAAAACGGTTTAGTATCTTCAGAATGGATATATAAAAATATATTTGAATTTACTGATGATGAAATTAAAAAAGAAGATGCTAAGATTACATTTGATTATAAACAGAAATTTAGACGTTCTCAAATAGAAAATGAAGGTACTGACCCAGCTAAAACTGGAGAAGCTCAAGGAACACCGTCTGATATGGCGATGGGTAGAACAG